TATTAAATTATTGAGAAAGAAGGCATTGGATTGTTGATATTTAATTTGTAGACAATGAGAGCAATTGCAGGGTTTATTTTTGTATGGCATATATTGATTTAGTGAATAGATGAATTTATAAGGCAGAATAGGAGAAGTTTCATGGGGGAACTATGCCTTATCTCACAAATAACCAAAGACTTGAATTAGGTCTTGTTGGTTCATGCGTCGTCAAAGACGAGACATTAGAAGCGGTTAAACCTGCTAATTATTATGTTCAGGATGCTCCAGTCGTAGAAGAGGAAAAAGAAGAAGAAGAATGAAGGAACTTTGGGAACCGTTACCTCCACAGTTAAGAGATAGTTTTCCAAATTTCACTTGTTATCTGTTGCGAGAGTTGGGGTTAGCAGATGCTCCAACAAAGCAGCAGATTTCTGTGTGTAAATGGATGCAAGAAGGGCCTGATAAAAGTCTGACTGTTGCATTCAGGGGATTAGGGAAAAGTATTCTTGCGTCTTTTTATGCGTTGTGGAGGTTAAGAGTAGACCCGAATGAAAAGATTCTTGTTGTCTCTGCAACTGCAGTGAAGTCAACTGACTTCTCGTCTTTCATGCTGCGTTGTATTGGTGAAATAGATATTCTCCAGTGTCTTATGCCTGGGACGGAAAATAGATTTTCAAATGTAGCTTTTGATGTGGGCCCCGCCCAGGTGGAACAGTCTCCGTCTGTTCGTTCGATGGGAATTATGGGTCAGACAACAGGACAAAGATGTACTTGTGCAATTCTTGATGACGTAGAAACACTTGCTAATGTAATTACACAGTTAAAACAAGATAGAGTTGCACACGCTGTTGAAGAAATACAAAGTATCATAAAGCCAGAGGAGGGGCAGGTTTTACCCCGTAAAATTTTATATTTAGGAACGCCACATACGGAGACAAGTATATATTTAAGGCTTGTGAGAGAAAGGAACTATGCGGCTAGATATTGGCCTGCGTTGTATCCCGACGAGCTTGATTGCTACGAGGGCAACCTCGATCCGACGATCGAAGAGGAGGTCATCGCGAACAGCAGCCTCGTGAAACAACCGACGGACCCAGAAAGATTTGGTCATGAGGATATTCTCCAGAGACAAGCATCAATGACCAAAGCCAGCTTTGAACTTCAGTTCATGCTGAATACGAGATTGGCAACCTTAGATAAGTTCCCAATTCGTCTTGGTGATTTGATGGTTGTTGATTTAGATGGAACAGCCCTACCTGAAACATGTGTTTGGTCTAATCAGCCTGATGTCAGATTGCAAGAATTAGTTTGTGTCGGACTTGGTGCAGATCGTTATTACCATCGTCCTATTTTTCAAAATGGTTGGATTCCGAAATCTGATACTTGGCGGTGTGTCTTAGCTATTGACCCTGCTGGTCGTGGTGCTGATGAATTGGCTTGGGCTGTTGTAGCAGAGTTGAATGGAAATATGTTTTTACTGGAATCAGGTGGTTCAACTCTTGGTTATGCAGATGAAGTTCTGCAATATCTCGCTAAGACAGCAAAGAAATGGGAAGTGAATTATGTAGTCGCTGAAAGTAATATGGGTGACGGAATGTTTACTGCTTTATTGAAGCCCCATTTGCTTCGCGAGTATCCCGTCACTATTGAAGAAGTTAGACACAATATTCGAAAAGAGCAACGGTTATGTGACACGCTCGGCCCATTAATTCAGCAGCATCGTCTTATTGTTAATAGTCGCGTTATTAAACAAGATTATCGATTAACGGATGAAGATCCTGAGCATGGATACGCTCGGTCTTTATTTTTCCAGGCTTCAAGGTTGACAGCAGAAAAAGGTTGTTTATCTCACGATGACAGATTGGATGCTTTAGCTATTGCTTGTGGTTTCTTTGTCGATTCTGCAGCACAAGACCAGGAGAAAGCTAGGAAATCTCGTGCTGATCAATTATTTGAAGATGAATTAGAAGCTTGGATGGATGAAACAGTTGGATCGATTGATTCAATTGCTATGGGTTGGGGTGGTCGTAAATCTAGAGGGAAGGTTCATGGCGGGGTGAAGAGGATGCAGGTGGGCGTTTCAAGGGAATAACTTTCTCATCCATACTGGAAAAGTCTAATTTCTTAGCAAGTTTTCCAAGAGAGCTGCTACTGGTAGCAACAGCAGTCACATTGTTTTGTTTTAACAATGTCATTGCTTCTTGTCTTGCCTTGCGATCACCATTTCTTAAGTCATCTAATACTTGTTCGATGACTTCTTCATGCATTTCTGCAAGTTTTGAATTTAAATCACTCATTTACGGGGTCGTTGAATAATACTATTAGTATGGGCTATAACACATATTATCGGTAGGCTATAAAGGTCTACAGTCTTGGAGAGTGGTTTATTTTCCATCTATCGATGAACGACTTGTGACTGCACTTGCGGAACAATTTCCTGATCAATGTCCTGATTTAGGTCAGTCGGGAGATGAAGTTTGGTTTAAAGCTGGCCAAGCTTCTGTCGTGCGTTGGCTTCGTAGCAAATACGAAGAACAAGAAGATGATGCTTTGTCTATGGAGGTGATCTGATGTGTTTCGGAGGAGGTGGTGGAGGCGGCGCAACTATTGTTAAGCCTGACTACAACGCTTATGACAAGCAGTTTCAACTACAAAAAGATGCGATTGAAAGAACACTTGCAGGTAATACCAAGCTTGTTCAGCAACAGTTAAATACGGCACTTAAGGAAAAACAGTCCACGTTAGAAGAATTGACGAGTGTTCAGAAGCAATGGGCTGAAAATACAAATGCTCAAGCGATGCGTTTAGCACAAGTTATTGGGCCTCCTCCTCCAGAAAAACATGCTCAAGCTCCTGTTATTGGTGCAAAAGCTAGAGGATTAAGAGGAAAAGGAAAAGGTGGTTTACGAATTGGTAGAGCAACTGCAAGTAAAGGGGGCAAAGGTTCTGGAACTCAGCTCACCCTTAGCAAAACTTATTAGGAGGTTTAATCATGTGCTTTGGTCGCGACATTAAAATGCCTGACATTGTTTACCAAGGTCCAAGTGATGAGGATCTTGCGGCAAATCAGAAGGCTTTAGATGATTATGAGGCTCGTATTACTGAGCAACAAACTGATTTCGATACGCAACTTCAAGCTCAAATTGATGCTGCAAATGCTGAAACAGCAGCTCTAAAAGACAGGCTTTCAAAAGATTCTGCTGCTGCTCAAGCCGCTATTGCTGCACAACAAACAGGTGCTTATGCAGCTTCTGCTCAGATGACTGAGGGAGAGGTTGAAGGATCTCAAACAACTGCAGCAGTTACCAAGAAGAAGAAAGAGAAGTCCAACCTGAAAATTAATAGGGCTGGTCTTGTTGCTTCTGCAGGTGCAGGAACTAATTACGGAGTTTAATTATGTGCCCTAAAACTGTTATGAATTTTGTGAAAGACACTGTGCAAACCGTGGTAGGTGGAGTAAACGATGTGGTTACTCCTGTTATTGGTGTTGTTGATGATGTTGTTGATTGGACTGCTGAGAAGGTTGAAAATACAGTAAAAGACGTTACTGGTATTACTGCAGCAGAGAACGAAGCAAAAGAAGCTTACAAGGCAGCCCAAGCTAAGGCTGATGCAGAGGCGAAAGCAAAACAAGAGGAATTAGATCGTCTTGCTAAAGAAAGAGAGGCACTTCTTGCACAACAACAAGCCACACTACAAGCACAGGAATTAAAACTTGTTCAACAACAAAAAGCTCAAAAGACTTTAGTTGAAGGTTTGAGAGAGGAACAAGCAACAAGAGTAGGTCAAGCTCGTGCTCGTGGTCAGGCAGTCACTAATTCGTTAAGGATATTGGCTCAGGAATCGAAAAAAGCTCCTACTGCACAGGTCTCTAAGAAAAAAGGAAGAACACCTAGACCACGTAGCACAACTGCTGGCTTGCGTTTAGGTGGAGGCCAGTCAGGTGCTGGTGCTGGAACCAATTACTCGGTGTAAATTATGCCAACTGCTGAACAACGGTATAGAGCTGGAGAGAGTGATAGAAACTATCATCTCGAAAGAGCAAGAACGTCAGCTCGTCTGACAATTCCATATATTGTTCCTGCGAGTAATGATCCTGGAGCAAACAACAAAGACACTTATTCAGTTCCTTGGAATGGAATCGGTGCTCGCGGTTGCTTGAACTTAGCGTCACGCATGTTGTTGGCATTGCTGCCCCCAACTCAGCAGTTCTTTAGGTTTTCGCTAGATGATGCAGAGTTAGTTAAGCAAGGTGTTCCTCCAGAGGAGAAGGCACAATTTGAGGAGGCGTTAAGCAAGATTGAGCGATTGGTTCTTCGAGAAATTGAAGCGAGTAATGATCGTGTGGTTTTTCATGAGGCGTTATTACATTTGGTCATTGCTGGTAATGCACTTTTATATGTTTCTCCTGAAGGATTAAGAGTTTTTCATCTCAATCGTTATGTGATGTTTAGAGATTCAATGGGTAATCCATTGGAATGTATTACATGCGAAGAGCTTCCTTATTACTCATTACCTGAAAAGGTTTTGGAAATGTTGCAGGAGGAGGAAGAAACTGAGTTAAAGGGAATACTTGATCCTTATGAAGGAACTTTGGATCGCAAAGAAGAAGAGAGAACTTGCAAACTATATACCTACATCAAATGGAAAGGTGATCAAGTTACTTGGCATCAGGAGGTAAAAGGAAAAATTATTCCTGGTACTGAAGGCAGAGCACCCAAAGATGTTAGTCCTTGGCTTCCATTGAGGATGACCCACGTAGCAGGGCAACCTTACGGGGTTGGATATGTTGAATCTGCTGCCATTGCTGACCTTCAAACAGTTGAAGCGTTATGTCAGGCAATCGCGGAAGGAGCTTTAGCGTCATCAAAAGTTTTATTTTTAGTTAAGCCATCAGGGGTTACGAAAGCAAATGACCTCGCAAAAGCACCGAATGGGGCATTTGTTACAGGAGATCCGAATGATGTGCTGGCATTACAAGTTCAGAAGAGTCAAGATCTATCTGTAGCGATGCAAGGTAAACAACAGATAGAAGCTAGGCTATCACAGGCTTTTATGCTCGCTGATCAACGTGATGCGGAAAGAGTTACAGCCGAAGAAGTTCGGTTACAGGCACTGCAAGTAGAGAACTCTTTGGGCAGTATCTATTCAATCCTTACGACTGAGTTTCAAGTTCCTTATGTAGCTAGAAAGCTGGATATTCTTCAACGAGAAGGGAAGGTTCCAAAGCTTCCGAAGGAATTAGTAAAAGTTGTAATGACAGTGGGTCTTGCAGCCGTTGGTCGTGGTAACGACTTAGAACAGCTAGTGCGGTTTACTACGACCCTGGGGCAAACAATTGGCCCAGAAGGATTGGCTACTTACTTGAAGCCATCTGAATTGATCACCCGTCTCGCTTATTCAATGGGTATAGACACACTTGGGTTGGTCAAGACAGAACAAGAGCTGCAAGCAGAACAGCAAGCAGCTCAACAAGCACAGCAGGCAGCACAGGAACAAGCGCAGCAAGAAGCCTTGTTGCGCTCAAAAATGGCTGACCCACAAAACCTAGCCAATGCTGCTGCAACAGCTCAGCAGATGCAAATGGCTGAAGAACAACCTACCGAACAGTAACTATGACCACGACCCCAACATCACAACCAGAGTCACAACTTCCTGATACTTCTCCGCAAATCACGATTCCCGAAGGTCAAGAGGGAATGGCGGCTCCTGGACAAGAAAATATTGTCGAGGACTACATCAAGGAACAAGAAGCTGCACAACAAGAGGCAAATATTCCTGAGAAATTCAGAAACGCTTCTAAGGAAGATCTGATCAAGGCTTATCAAGAGCTTGAGAGGATGAAGAATAAACCTCAAGAAAGCGAAGAAACAAAGGCTGAATCAGAGCCTGAGCAGACGAATGAGTTAAAGGCTCCTGAAACACGAGAGGAATACACTCCTGAATTAGCAAATCAAATTTATGGAGCTGAAGGAGTGGCGAAGTTGAAAGAGAAAGGAATTGATATGACTGAATTAATGTGGAAAGGAGATCAAGGTGAAGATATAAGTGAGCACTATGACGCTTTAGCTGAATCTCTTGGTGTAACCAAACCAATGGTTGCAATGTTTATGCAGAAGGTACAAGCACAACAAGCAGCCGACGGAGGAGGCTTTGAGATCAGTGAAGCAGATGAAGCTGAGTTAATGAATGAAGCTGGAGGTAAAGAGCAGTTTGAGCAGCTTGCAGGGTGGGCTAAGGGGAATTTATCTGAAGACCTTGTGAAAGAGTTTGATGGTTTAGTTGATTCTGGCAATAAAGAAGCAGTGAGATGGGCTATTCGAGCATTAAGGGCAGAACGCAATTCTCCTGATTCAGTTGTAGAACCAAAACTCTACGGGGGTGGTGATGCACCAGCCGAGTCAACATTCAAGAGTCAGCAACAAGTTCTTGATGCGATGAATAAAAAGAATGATCGAGGTCAAAAACTTTACGATGTTGATAGTGCCTACAGGCAAAAATTCGAGGAATTATTGAGAAATAGTCCTGATAATCTCTTTCCACGCTAATATTTAGCCAGAACGCCCCTAAGCATCAGGCCCTTCAAGGAGGACAACCTGGGTTAGTGATGGATAAAGCGGTCTAATCGTAAATCTTATTTATTAACCAATGGCTGTTACTTTAAGCCGTTCGGGTCAAATTAAGGGCGCAGCAGCCACTTGGGGTGCTGGTGCTTCTGGATTAGATACCGATAGAGCCCTGATGCTCAAATTAGGATCTGCTGAGATCCTAGATGCCTTTATGACTAATACAGTTTTTAAAGGTAAAACTCGTGAAAGAAATATTCGTGGAGGGAAGAGCGTTGCTTTCCCAATCACGGGTAAAATGGTGGCTGCTTATCATCAACCAGGCACTGAACTTACAGGCACTATTAATGATCCAAGTGATCTAAATGAGCGTGTAATTTCACTCGATGCGTTGATGGTAGCTGATGCCGCCATATACCAAGTTGATGAACTAATGTCATATTTTGACGTTAGACAAATCTATACAAAAGAACTTGGTAGAGCCCTTGCAGTGGAATACGATAAGCGTGTTGCAAGAATGATCTTTGCAGCCGCAAGTAACTCCACTGAGCCTTTAAATAAATCTACTAACTCAGGTAGAACTGGACAAGGAGTTACACTCGGTACTGATTACACAGCAGGCGGTGCTACTCGTCAGGCAAAAGGTGATGCTCTTGTTAACGCGCTCTTTGATTTAAGAGTTGGTTTTGAAGAGAAAGATGTGAGTATTGATGATATGTATGCTGTATTTACTCCAGCAGATTATTATCTATTAACTCAATCAAGTAGAGCTATTAATGCTGACTTTGGTGGAGCTGGAACTATTGCTGATGGCCGTACATTACGTGTTGCTGGCATACCATGTTTCGCATCAAATCATGTCACTCAAGCTGATTACTCACTTGTAGCGGGTGATCATAATGCTGATTACGCTCAGAACCTTTCCAAGTGTAAAGCTTTGGTGTTCAATAAAGAGGCAGTTGGTGTTGTTACTCTTCTCTCTCCAAGTCTTCAAATGACAGGCGAAGAGTTCAGGGTGGTACACCAATCCGATTTACTTGTCGCAAGACAAGCTTTGGGTATGGGGGTTCTTAGATCAGAAGCTGCAGCGAAGATTGTTATCCCTTAAGTTGGATACGGTCTGCTAAGAGGTCAGTAAAAACTGGCCTCTTTTTTTTATGTCTAATACAATATGTATTACGTGGTTGTAGTGATCTTATGGGTCTAGCAAATGAAAAGGTCACACCAGGAAGAAGTTCTCTTCTTGATGCTGTAAATGTCTTGTTGGAATGTATTGGCGAACAGCCGATAAACACACTTGATTTGACTCAAATTCAGGACGCTCGAATAGCTGAGAGAACGCTCCTTGAGTTTCATAAAGAAGGTCAAATTAAGGGCTGGAGTTGGAATACAGAACATTGTTATCCTTTCTCGAAAAATGACAATGGAGAGATTGAAATTCCGACAGATATTATTGAGTTTGCCTTAGATCCTTATATCTATGCTAATCGTTATATTCAGCGTGGACAAAGGATTTACGACACAACAAATCGTTCTTATACGATGGAGACGACTCTTACAAAGATTGATGCTGACATCATTAGGATGTTGTCATGGTCAGAGACTCCAGAGGCTTATAACAGGTGGATAATAATTAGATCTGCTCGTGTATTTGTTGCTCGTGTATTAGGTGATGAAGCTGCTTATAAATTCACCGCACAAGATGAAAGAGATGCACAGATGGCTTTAGAAAGAATGGAGCAAAGGCAGGAGCAACCAAATCTTTTAACAGGTGGTCGTGATCGATTGCCATTTAGAACATATGAACCTGCTAGTGGGTTAATGACTCGTCGTCTTAGTGCAGGTATCCGACTCTAATGGCTTTAGTTTCTTATCCAATTCCTAATCTTTCTCAGGGAATTAGTCAACAACCTGATGCACAAAGAGATCCATCTCAAGGTGAGATTCAGGTCAATGGAATGTCTTCCATTATGGAGGGACTTAGAAAGAGAGATGCAAGTGAATTATTAGCAGAAGTCTCAACTTCTTCTTTTGGAGATTGTTTTATTCATAGTATTTTAAGAGATAACGTAGAGGAATATTTAGCAGTTGTAGCGAGTTCATCAATCAAAGTCTATGACTTAGAAGGGAACTCAATGTCATTTTCTCATGGAGTCAATGCTCTTAACTACATAAGTTCACTTGCAGATGCGAAGCAAAATATTAGAGCTGTAACGATTGCCGATTATACGTTCATATCAAATACGACAAAGGTTCCTGCGATGAAGGCGGCGACGGCTCCAGCAACGGCCCGTCCTACGGCACATGAAGCAATGGTTTGGGTGAGGGCAGCTTCGTACGGAAACGAGTACAAATTAACGGTTAATGGTGTTTCAGCAACTGTTACAACGGCTGTTGCTCCAGTCATATCAGGGACAGATGGGGATGGTAATCCTACTGTTACAGAGAATAGAATTAGTTCTGCTGATATTGCTGAGAATTTAAAAACAGCATTAGCTTCTGCTGGTTTAAGTGGGGTAACGATTACGAGATCTGGTTCAGTTCTTTGGCTTCAATCATCTAGTTCAATTACATTGGCTGCTAATGATGCAAGAGCCAATGCTGATATAACTGCAATTCTTTCTAAGGTTCAAACATTTACAGAGCTACCAACCATTGCTCCGAGTGGTTATCAGATAGAGATTGAAGGTGATCCTGGTAATAATTTTGACGGTTATTACGTTGAGTTTGTACCGAAGAGTGGAACATTTGGCGAAGGTCTATGGGTGGAAACTGTTAGCCCAGGCGTTGAGTATGAAATAGATCAAGACAAGATGCCTCATATTTTAGTAAGGCTTCCAGATAATAGTTTTTTCTTTGGACCTGCGGATGGATATGTTCTTACTGGTACTACGAATGGAGTTGCCTGGGAAGTTAAGATGCCGACTTGGGGGCAAAGGGCAGCAGGTGATTATCAAACTGCTCCAGATCCAAGTTTCATAGGCCATGCCATTAACGATATTTTCATTTATAAAAATCGTCTTGGATTCTTAGCTGATGAGAATGTGATTCTTAGTCGAGTAAGAGAGTTCTTTAATTTCTGGCCTGAGACAGTTACAACGATTCTTGATTCTGATCCGATTGATGTAGTTGCTTCTAATAACAAAGTTTCAGTTCTTAGATATGCAGTGCCATATCAGGATGAGTTAATTCTTTTCAGTTCTCAATATCAATTTAGATTTAATGCAGCAGAAACGGTTTTAACTCCAGCTACAGCTCAGATCACTGTGTTGACGCAGTTTGAAACAGATGTAGCTGTTAGGCCCCAACAATCAGGGGGAGGAATAGTTTTCGCTCAAAATAACGGTGATTGGGCTCAGTTTCGTGAGTTTAGTGTGCGAGGTGCTGGTACTGCTTTAACGGCTGATGCTGCAGATTTAACTGGATATGTATCTGCTTATGTCCCTAGTGGTTTATTCAAATTAACGGTCAATGATACGAGTAATGCCATATTTGGTATCAGCTCAAAGACAGGCCATAAGAATCGGATTTACGTTTATAAATATTTTGTTCGAAACACTGGACAAGGAGTTGAAAGGGCTCAATCGAGTTGGAGTCATTGGGAACTTAGTGGAGCTGATGAAATCCTTCAGGTTTTATGCGTAAGGGAGACTCTTTATCTTTTAGTCAAGTATGGAAGCAAGGTTTATTTAGAGAAGATCCCAGTCATGGATCGTCTTAGTGAGCCTGTCGCAGGAGCCCCATATCCTTTCCTTTTAGATCGTCGTGTCTCAACTACTACTGCAACTCCTGCAGGGGTGAGAGTTTCAGCAGGTAGTTATGACGCAACAACAAAGAAAACAACATGGACATTGCCTTATACGATTAAATCGAGAACAGAAGCGTGGTCAGGTTTCGACACAAGTGCAAATGGAGGTGTCCTTCTCGGATTTGCGACCAGTGGTAACACCATTATTGGCAATGGTGATTGGTCTGGTTCTCCAGTTTGGTTTGGTGAGTCATATAACTTCCGATATAGATTTACCCGTTTCAAACTTTATAAAGAGATAGGAGGAGGAAAAGCAGCAGCGAACGTAGAAAGGACACAGGTTCGTAATGCGAAATTGCGTTATCACGAGACACATTATTTTGAAATACATGTGTTTCCTGAAGGAAGGGATACAGGTAAATATAAATTTGACGGAACAATTCTTGGATCTAGAAATTCGCTGATAGGAACTGCATTACCAGACGGATGGGATTCTGATGATGAAAGATTTTATGAGGGTGTATTTACTTTTCCAATCATGAGTCGAGGTGAACGATGTATGGTTGAAATTCATAACGATACTCCTCACCCCTGTAAGTTTTCTACTTGTGAGTGGGTTGCATTAATTACAAGTAAGGCGAGGTCATTAAGATGAAGTTTATTAAACAGGAAGATGTTACTGGTGACATGGTTCTGGATATAGGATTCAATTTAAGAGAAAGTGATGAAATTGAGGTTCAATTAAGTCATGGAATGTCTGGTCTAAACGCTTGTATGGACAGCTATTGTCATAGTTCTATGTTTCAGATTTTTGCTGGTGATGATGGAACGCCTGTTGGTATAACTGGAATGTGGCATAACTCAATTTGGTTATTAGCAACTGATGGATTAACTGCTACAAAAAGTCATCGTTGGCAATTATGCACTTTAGCTAGACAATGGGTAGATCTCTGCGTGGCCGAAGTGGGTGAAACTATTGGAAATTACGCTTATTCTGAGAACAAGAAATCTCTTAAGTGGTTGAAACATTTAGGATTCACGGTTGGAGAACCAGAACCTTACGGAGTTAAGGGTGCATTGTTCTGTCCGTTCTGGAGGAGTCCATCATGACTATGGCTCCTTGGATGGCTGCAATGGGCGGTCCTATGGGACTTGCTTTAGGTGGAGCACAGATTGGATTAAGTCTTCTTGGTGGTGCTGAAAAGAGGAGAGGACAGAGACAAGACTATGCAAATCAGGTTGCGTTCCAGGATGCAACGTCTGAGTTCAACGCATGGCAAGCAAATCAAAATGCTCAGATACAAGATCTAAATAGTGATTATCAATATTTTGCTGAGACTGTTAATTACAACAATCAATTAGCTCAAGTTCAGTCCAATAGGAATTATGAATTTGCCAGAGAATTAGCTCAAGCTGAAGTTGTTACTCGTACTAGAACAGCAGCTCAAGCTGAATATATGGTTGATGCTGATGCAATATCAGCTCAATTACAAGAAAGAGGGATGCAAGAAAGCATGGCAATCATGCAGCAAAAACGTAGAGCTTTACAGGCAAGTTCTGCTGTACGAGCAATGGATACAGGAGGACAAGGTTTAGCAAGAAGAGAACGTGATTTTGCTTTCCAATTAGGTGAGTACACAGCTATATCGCAGATCAATGAAGGGATTAGGAATAGACAGTATCGAAGAGATCAGTATGCAAATATCGCTAAATATCTAAGTCGTTATAACAGTCAGCAGTTTTATCAACGTCAAAAATACATTGATCCAATTGCACCATTTGCACCATTACCAACTCTGGTCAATGCACCGCCGCCTTCTATGCGAGGTGCAGGTCCAGCGAATACAGCGTTGCTTGATACAGCGACTTCTGTTCTTGGTGGTGTCAACACTGCTCTCAATTTTGGTGCAAATCTTAATCGATAAATTTCATGGCTGATCCCAAACGTCTACCAGAGGGCCAAGTTAATCCAGGTGCAAAACCTGTATCGGCCTTTGTTAATCCAGGTTCTATTCAGGTTGCTGCACCAACTAAATTTCCTGGTGTTCCTCAACCAAAAGGAGTTAGAGCTGTTTCGACTGGTGGAACAACTTATGTTCAGGGATATAACCAAGCGAAACAACTAGCAGAGGCTTTGGTTCCTTTTACGAATCAGGTAATGCAAACTGCTACGACAGCAGGTTTGAAATATGTCAGTTATAAGATTGAAGAAGGAGAAAGGAAAGCTTGGGAGGCAGAAGCACAGGCAACTGCAGCACAGATGAAAGTTGATGAAGCAACTGAAGTAGCAGAGAAGACAGCAGCACAAGCAAATAGAAAGTTATCGAAGAAAGATCCTCAAGCTGCATTATTAGCTAACGAGTTAAATCCTTATACAAAAATAGGGATACAAAGAGGAAGAGCAAAGATTGCGGCGGCTGAAGTTCCTTTAGGCATGAGGGCTTTTGTTAGTCAAAGTGCTGACAAGATTGATTTCAATGATGGTACAAATGGTTTAAAAGGATTACAGGGAATAAGAGCACAATATGTAAATAGTGTTTTTCAAAAACATGGTTTAACAAAGAATGGTCCAGGTGTAGATAAATATTTAATGCCTGCTATTGAAAAGACTTCAGAGAAGATTGCTAATGATATTTTTTCGAGATCTATAAAATTTAATGATGAAGTTAAACCTGGATTATTAGCTACAAAAATAAAGTTAGCAGTTAAGCAGATCAATGGAGCTGGTGTTTTTGAGTATGGAGAGAATGAGTATATAAAAGAGAAGATGGATGAGAAGGATTATAAAGCGGCTGCAAGACAATATTTAGCATCAATTATTCGAGAAGATGTTGCTGATGCGATGTTTAATAAAGGTGGCGAAGTAAGAATGGGAGAAGCTTATAAATTGTTAATGGGGGATACAGAATTTAATACTGAGGCTAATAGAAATCTTTTAGATTCAGTTGATTCTTCTTCTCAAATAGAGTTTGGTGGTAAGAAAATTACATTAAATATAGGCCAGAGATATGGAGGTTCAGGTATTACTAAAGCTGATTTTGAAGCTAAAGCTGTTAAACAAAATACAGCCGCCGCGAAATTAGCAGGAGAAGATTTTCAGGTTAAATTAGATCAAGCTTTAAATAATATTGGAGAGGATGAGACTGTAGAACAGGCGGTCAGTAGAGTTTATGCTGAATACGTTGAATCTCTTGGTGGAGAAGAAAATATTAATTCTTTTGTCTTGAATAAGTTAAAAGAAGTAGTATCAAAAAACCAGCGTAGTGCTAATGAAGGTGGATTAATTATTGAAGGTTTAAACCCAGAAGAAAGACTTAATATTAATAAATTAATTAATAACTTAAATGGAAAAGATTTATTAGAAAGGTCTTCTGAAATTAGAGATAGAATATTTAAAATTGCAAGTGGAATGAGTGCTGATGATGCTGATAAATATACAAGAAGTCAACTTAAATTATTAGGTGACAAGGTAAGTTCTGCAGTTCAATTGAGTAGATATTCAGACACTATTGATGAATTAATAGAAATGAGAACTGGTTATTTCTTAAAAAGTATTTATGGAAGTAGTAGAAATGCTCCCCTTGATTGGCCTACTTCAGAAGGTCGTTTGCAAGTTCGATTTAAAGAAATAGTTATAGAAGCTATTCAAGGTGAAATGATTAACAAAGGAAGAGAAATTAGTACGGTAGAAGCACAGAAAGTTGGAAATGAAGCTATTGCTAGTTATATAAAAAATAATGCTTCTGATTTCTCTGATTTGTTTCCAGGTGCTTCTCAAGAAAAGTTAGATACATTGAACTTAGGATTAACTGAAACAGAATCAACAGATCCTACGAAGAGGAAAGAAATAGTTATTCCTGAAGGAGAGAAAGAGGGTAAGAAAGTAATCAGATTATATGAAGTTGATCAGCTTGATTCTTTCCCTAATCGTGGACCAGTTCTTAGACGCTACCGTGACAGACCTATTCTTCCTCTTGAGGCATTAAGAGAAGAGATTTCAAATATTATTAGCGGTGGTGAAATTCCTTTGTCTTTAAAGAAAGCAAGAGTGGAGGCTCAGGCCCCAGATCTATTTGATTTCTTGATGAAGCAAGTTGATCAATATCCTAATTACGATCTCCAGAAGGACTTTAGTTTAGATGACCTTGAGAAGTTAAAAACAGAATTAGTGTCTATGGGTAGTGCAGAAAATAGCTTGGTTGCGACTCGTTTATTAGAAGACACTCATCCTAATCTTGCTTCTAGAAATGAATGGTTAGACCCCTTTAAAGAGGTTCAGACAGCAGGGATAAGATTGTCTGGTGATCGGTATCTTTATAATTATGAGATAAAAATTATTAAAGATGGTTTCAATAGAGATAAAGCAGCAGGTAAAAGCTTGGATCATTATTTCAAATTTTATCCTGAGCTTTTTAAAGGAGTTGATGCTGGTAATCCGTTTAAAAGTGTGGGCTAATATCTACAGGGGTGGAAAAGTCCTGCATAATAGAGGAGACTGACTATGGATAAAGAGTTCTGAGAAATGACATTACGACCTTTAACTTCAGAAGAAGCAACTCCTAGTAACGTATTTGAGGTTGAAACTGAAGAGAAAGAAGAGGAGAAAGGTTTCTGGGGTCATGTCGGTGACTGGTTCAGTAACGTAGGGAAAGTCACTGAAAACTTTAATAAGGGATATACATACGATCCTCAAGGATCATTAGACGCTTCCTATGGAATGGCTGCATTTGGAGGTCCAGTAATGCATATCAATCGATATAAAGACCGTGACGGTAAATCTGTTTCATCTATTCCCAGTCAGACACAAGCATATAAAGCTGCGACTGTTGATGTTGTTCACGACACGATATTAAATGCCACGGCTCTCGTTTTAGAGTCACCTAGAGTTTTTAGTCCTCTCAACAAAGTACTTCCTAAAGATAGAAATATTGATCCAAAAGAAACTGCAATTGGAAAATTGACGGTTGGAGCAAGAGAGAAATTAACAACATTAATGGGAGCCAAGCAAGATTGGGAAATGTCCCTGGAGGAGAAACAACTTCTGAATGATCCTTGGGCCAGTATTTCTGCCAATATTCTTGCAGCAACTGCAACTGGTGGTGCATCTGCAAAATGGAAACTTGGTTCCAAATTGGGGATGGTTCCTGGTTATGACTATTTGCCTAAAGGTGCTCAAGGAATATTTCGTTGGGCTGCATTTCTTGCTGCAGAGGAACATTTAGCTTCGTTTGGAGAAGGAAGAGATAAGCAAGGAAGTTTATTTGATCTTTCACCAAACACTCCATTTTCTATTCAGCCAGAAGATACATATATGCAAGCTTGGAGAAAAGCTGCATTAGGAAATTCTTTTACAGTGGGAGGTTTAGGTACTGGATTAAGAGCTGGTGCTGAAATTCCTAATATCCTGCGTTATACGTTTAACAAGCAACGTATTAAGGAAATAAATAGTGCAAAAGATTGGTTATTTAAAAATAGATTCCAGACAGAAGATGGGTCGAGTTTTGTTAAAACAGCAGAGCCAGAGGTAAAAGTTGATAAGGCAGTTGAAGTAGATGATGAAGCTGCTTTTCAAGAGTGGTTGAAGAATCCACCAGAGGAATACAGAGAAATATTTAAAGAAATTGAAAAATTACAAGGCTCAACTGATGAAGCTTTTGCTAGGCAAAGAGAGCTTTTTGATCGAATGAAGAGTGGATTAGATGAGATGGATACCCTTTTAAAAGAAGGAAGTCAATACGATGAGTTATCTCCCATAGATCAAAAGAAAGTTGATCTAGAAGTGGGGATGATGAGAGATAAAGCAAAGCCTAAAAATGTTAATGAGGCGATAGAAAATCTTATTGATAAACCAGAGGCAGATGTTGTTGTTAGAGCTATTGATGAATTAGATGATGTTAGTGCAGAAAAGATTGCTAATTCAGAAGGTAAGGTTCTTGATCAACTTGAGCTGGAAATAGAAAATCAAACCAAGGCTGTTGATGATCCATTAGATGAAGCAAGAAGAGACATAACAATGGAAGGAATGCCTGAAAGTAATTTATATTTTGGAGGGCCAGAAGATCTTGAGACAGAAGTAAATAAGATAAAAAGAATGACGGATGAGAGATTAACTGCTGAAATTGAAAGTAATAAAAAGTTTGAATTAACAGAAAAAAAATTAAAGAATAGACAGAAGAAACTAGATGATTTTAAGCCTAAAAGTGAAAGATATAATCAGATACATAAAGATTTAGATCTGGGATTTGGTGCTGGTCAGGATGGAAATAGAAAATTAACTGCTGCAGAAGATCTTGAAATGGAGCGAATATCTTTTGAGGCCAGAGATATAGTGATTGAATCTGAGAATTTGGGAATTAATAAGGCACAAAACGAAGTTTATAAGCACAATTTTTATCAAGAACTTTTAAAGGAACAAGCAAAAAGACTTGAGCCCAAACTTAATTTTGGAGAAGCAGCATTTATTCCTGATGATTTGCTTTTAGGCAAGACAACTTATGGAATGGCAGAACTTGAATTTGGTTCTCGTATTGATCAAGCAGCTTGGCTATTAAGACCAGGAAGAAAAAGATACCCTCCTGTCGTAAAACAAATTATTGAGTTAGCACAGAAGAATGGAATTGATATAAATGAATTTAGAGCACATGGTACGAAAGTACATGAATCAATTAAGGCTCAAGTTAAAGATAAAACAGGTAGTGCTAAAGCAAGTCCAGACAATACAGCAGGTTTAACTTTTAAGGTCCAGGACCAGAAGTTTGGTCGTGTTGTTGCTACTGAGAAAGCTCCTGATCCTGTTGTCTCTTATGTAGATCAATGGGAGTCAATGTCTTTCAGAGATCTGAAGAAATTAGCTAGTCCTAAAACAAATAAAGAATTATTTGATTTAATTAAAAATCGAACAGGTAAAGACTTTAGGCAGTTCACTAGGAAAGATGTTATTGCAGGGTTACAGGAGTTAAGAGAAAAAGGTATTACCGTTCGACCTACAAATACAAGACCAAAGTTAAAAGCTCAAAGAGAAGAAACTAAGAAGTTAATTGTTCAAAAAGCAATAGATCAAGGAGAAGTAAGACCATCATCTACAAAAGTTTCAGAACCAGATGATCTACCAATTGATCTTGATGATCCTAAATTAGATGCACAAAGTTTACTTGCTCAAGAATATAATTTAGCTAAGAAATTTGAAGCAGAAGATGCAGCAAAACAAGCAGCATTAAAGGAAGCAGATCGAGATGAAATTGGTTATTACGATATGTCGTTAGAAGATAAGAAGCAGCATGGTCTTCTTGATGGATGGGAAAGACAAACAGAAGCTGAGATGAGGATAGAAGATTTAAACAGAGAAATTGAATATATAAATGATGATCTAAATATTGCAGAAAGTCTGAATAATGAAAGATTATCTCGTGGTTTAGGTTTTAGCGAAGAGATAGATCAAGGTATAGAAACTTTAAATTTAAAGAAACAAGAATTAGAAATTGAATTAGCGAGATTGAAAGGAGATGATTCAGTTGAATTTAAGTCATTAAAGAACATTAAACAGGAAGTAAGGATTATGAATTTTGATCCTCACATGGCTCGTGTAATGAAGAATAGAGAGGATTTATCACAGATGCTTGGAGATTTAATCTGGAGGATTGGTGGTGATGATACTAAATTTAAGTTTAAAGATGATGTGAAGATTATTAAGGAAGCACCTGCTGAATGGGGAGGAAAAACTAACTTTGAAGCTGGTAAAGAAGCTGGTTTTTATGATACTTTAAATGACCATATAACTATTTATGAAGTAACTAATGGATTGAAGATTAGTGAAATTCAAGAGAGAATGGCAACCGCAGTACATGAACCTTTCCATCGTATTCAGTTTGGATATATGACATTAGAAGAGATGAAGATTTTCGATACAATTGATGGTCAGAAACGAATTAAATTGTTTAGTCAATTAAACCCAAATATCAAAACAGAGTTCAGTCAGAAGGCAACAGCGACAATAGAAAAGATGACAGTAGGTTTTCAGGAATACTCAATGTTGAGATTAAGTGGAATGGACCCTTTTGAGTTTGCTGTTACAAATAAAATAGGAACATGGTTAGATGCTAATTTCCCTAGACCTGATGGCAACTCATGGCAATTAGGTAAGTTTCATAATACTTTGACCACGATTGCAACGGTATGGGATCGAATATTTGAAGTTGTTAGAGCGTTTGGTAATTATGCAAAAGGTAGAGGATTTAAGACAGTAGATAGTATTTATGAGGACGCATTTTCTGGATTAATAGCAAAGAAAAGAAAGTTTAATAGTGCAGTAAATATTATTTATGCTGAGATGGAATCTGCAAGATTTGTTGATAAGATTAATAAGAGAATAGATCAGTTGGAAATTGCTCAAGGTGATCCCAAAGCACTAAAAAGAGTTAATGAGTTATATCAGAAAGATGTTTCTGAATTTGAAGCATTTAAAGCTAGAACTGATGATTTAGTTGCAAGGGCTAATGTTCTCGAAAGGTGGAAATCAGATAACGAAGGATTCTTGAATTTCGTAGATGATGCGATAGCGAAAAAGAAAAAACGAATTGACGATTTAAAAACTTTAGCCCTACAAGGAGGTTGCTAACCATGTCTAATTGCGACGACACTTTCCAGGAAATTCAAAAGCTTCACGGTGAAATCGAGAAGCTTGATTCATCAAGAACTTTCCTTAAAAAACTATCTTCTATCGAGAATAGAAAACCTAACACTTTTAAAGTTAGAGGTGTTGATGGAAATCAATTAGAGATTGATTTTGATCAATGGTGGTATCGAATGGCTAATGATCCTGAAGGGGTTGATGCTTGGGCTGAACGTGCAGTGGGTCAAAGATCAAAGCCTGCAGGTGCAGAAGGAATGTTTGAAAATATTGATCAGTTAGTAAGAAATTTAGGAGAAGTTAATGCACAAGAAATGCTTGCAATGCTTCAAAGACAGACAGGAGATTGGCAATTTTATAATGAGCGAGACTTTAATCTTTACACAAGAAAAACACCAGATCATAAATTAAAAGCATTACTAGAAGAAGGGTTTAAAGAAGCTGGTGTTACTTTAGAAAAAGGCTCGTTAGATGCTGCAATTGCACAAGAAGTTGGACCATTTTTAGGCATCTTAAATAATCAGACCAAACTGCAAATCTACGCAGATCACATGTCTAAAGTGCTCAGATCACGAATAATAGAAATAGCAAATGAAATCAGATCAAAAGGTAGTGTTCCTAGATCAACCAAGCAGGATCTTTTAAAGACCTGGGCCTCTGCTATCTTTGCTCATCGTTCTCGCAGTATTGCTAAAAGAAGGTGGGGCCAAATGGGTCTTAATCTTCAGTTCTTAGGTAAACAAAATCCTGCTGAAATTGATAGCGTTTATAGAACAACAGGAAAGGCTGCAGTAGAAGAAGCAGAACAAATGGCAGATGAAGTTCTTACTGCAACAACTGATGATTTTATGAAGGAAGGATCGTTGATAACAAAAGTAATTGAGGCAATAGATAAAGGTCCGAAAGGATTAGATGAATTAGATGAGATTCAGAGGGCAATTAGACTTGATGGTGTTGATCCAAATATGCCTTTAGAAAATGGATGGGAAAGTGCATGGAAACGGACAAGAAATGCTGCATGGAAAGACAATATTTTCTTTGCAATTAGTTCTCAACTTAGAAGTAATTGGCTTTCTCAGAAAATAGTTTATGCAGTGGAAGGAATGAAGTCGTTTTACGGAACGACAATGGAATTAACTGATTGGCCATTTAAAAAATACACTCAACGAAATTTAGATTTACCTGAGATAGCAATACAAGGTGATTTATTTAAACCTTACGGAACAGAAGCAACAAGAAATTATTTCAAAGCAATGTGGGATTCAGGAAGAATGCACATTAAAAGTCATTTTGCAGCCGAATCTCAAATGAGGTCTGTATTTACAGAATTTCCAGAGATAATGGATCAACATTTCTTTAAAGGTGATACTCCTTTTGCTGGAGCAGTCGACAAGATAAATAATCCGCGAGGAATGATGACTGTTGATGAGCAATATAAAACTGCTGAGAAAACTTTAAATGAACCAATGGAATGGTTTTCTGTTGATTATCTTCCTATGCAAATAAGAAACAAAGTTAGTTGGGCTTATAAAGTTTTTGCTAATCGTTTAATTGAGAAAGAAACAGGTGTTCGTTTTCCTGTCTTATCTGCTTTGCAGATGTTCGCTGCTGTTGATCATCGTGCAGGTAAAAGAGCATTTTTAAGTCAACGTCACATGGATATGTCCTTGCAAGCTGCCAAGGCAAATCCTCATTTAGGACCAAAAGAATGGGCTGAAATTGCTAGTGAACAGTTAGAAGATCAGCTATATCAAGCAACCCCTAGTAAGCAAAATATCTCTGATTATAGAAAACAATATAAATTAGGAGATGAAATTAGTGATGATGAAATTGAAGCAGTAATAACGCTGGATAAAGTTGGGGCTCCTGTATTAGCAGAACCAGGACAGGTTAAAGCGTATGAAAAATCTTTTGCAATGCGAATGCAAAATAAATTAGAAGGTCCAGTGGTGTTTGGAAAAGATCTTGGTACTGGTCAATTTGTAGACGAAATAATGGGAAGGATCAGGTCTACTGATTATGGAGATGCGTTAGTGCCTGTTTGGAGAAGTGCTTCAGCTCAAACAATGTATGACATTGCTTTAGGTAATCCAGCTTTCTTAGCAGGCAAGCTTGTTAATGCTATTTATCACGGAGCACAAGGGAAACTAACAACCAAGATGATGGTTGATGCTCATTCTCACGCATTGACTTTTGCTTCATTAGCAGCTTTGTGGTACACCTTGTCAGATTCGGGAAACATCGTAGGCAATGGGCCTCCTCCAGGAACTCCTGCTGCTAGGAATTGGAGAGAGAGATTAAGGAATGAAGGGAAGGTTCCAAATAGTGTTCTTGGTATTCCTTGGAATATGGGCGGTGTTCCTTTATTGAATACTTTATTTTTGTATGAGGATCTTATTCAATATATGAAAGATGGACATGCCAATAAATACGACAAACAAACTATTCACGAGGCTTTATTAGTTGTAGGAACTGGTCATTTAATGAGGATGCCTGGATTTAAGCAATTCCAAATGATTTCTGAAGCTATAGCCGATCAAAGTCCAAGCAAAATGAAAAGAGCATTTTCATTTTTAGCAATGGCACAAGCTCCTGTTATTGGACTTGGAGCTGGAGTTGGTAGAACTTTGGAAGGAATGACAGGCACAAGTCGTAGTGATCTTTATGCACCAACAGGAAATAAAACTCCTATGACAAAGAAATTAGAAGAACAGGTTTGGGATCCTCAAGATGTAGATCATCCTATTAGTAAATTGGAGAATTGGTTAAGGACTCTTGTTTATGATGCCTCTCCTTTGATTGCAGCAGCAACAGGAGCACCAAAGAAAGAATTTACTTGGTTAGGTCGTGACGTTATTAGACCTGATAATCATGCAGGGGAATGGTTGATTGGTCAGCCTGGTTTATGGGGTAAAGAAGGTACTTATAAGGTTGAAAAGGTTCTTGATCAACTTGGTCTATTAGAAGTTCCTGAAGAAATAACAAATCAAAGAGTTGGTGATATTCCTATAACTGTTGATCTTGTCAAGGAGCTTAATTATGAAATTGGTCATATCAAAGGTGATAAAGATTTTGCTTATTCAGGTGATCCTGCTGCAAAACTTTCTGGTAAAGATAAATATGGATTTGAGGTGAAACTTTTAAGTTTTACTGGTAAGAGTCTTGATGGGCTTGAGATCATCAACGAATCAGAAACGATTGATATTCTTGGATTATTAAATGCAGCAGTTGCAGGAAGAACAGTAAGAGAATCAATGAATTATGTAATAGAAAGTCCCACTTGGCAAAAGCTGGAAACAAATGAAGAAGGTCGATTCTCTATTAACAATAGAGATTTAACTCGTGAAGAAATTCGTAACTTACCAGGACCAAAGATCTTAAAAATATTGAAGGAGTTTTATACAGATAAAGCTAAGAATAAAGTTCTTAGTTCTGAACATGATCACGCTAAGAGTTATAGAGAAAGACTGAAAGCAATGGTTGAGTCTCAGTCAATTGATCAGATGCAGAAAGATCTAGCTATTGCAGAAAGTGCCTTTTACTAGCAGAAAATCACGATTCAAGGCAGAATGGTGATTACGGGCTTGTAGATCTCGCGTAACGTAATGGCTTTTTCATACGAAGAGAAAACTGGGAACGGTAGCACCCATACATATACCTTTAATTTTGACTATATCCTGAAGGCTCATGTCAAATTATTTTATACGAGAGATATACTCCTCAATACCCAGGCATCGACTCTTGTTTTAGGAACCGATTATAACTTCACTGCAGATAAAAGTATTCAATTAATAGGTTCAACACTTAACTCAGGAACAACAGCAGGACAACCATATAACTTGCCGAATGGAACCAAGTTAATGATTGAGAGGCAGACTCCTGATAGTTCTCAGCTTTCTGCTTGGCAAGATGGATCAAACTTAACGGCTGAAGCTTTAAATAATGCTGACTTACAAAATCTATATGTTGTCCAGGAGACGCAAGATAGACAAGATCTATCTGCAGCAAAATCGGAGACTGCAAAGACAACATCTGAAACAGCTACAACCAATGTTGCCACGCTGACAGCTTCCCAGGTTAATAAGGATGGAAGTGTTGCCATGACAGGCAACCTACAGCTAGGAACAAATCGAATCACTGGAGTAGGAGATCCTAGTGGTGCTCAAGATGCTTCGACGAAAAATTACGTTGATACAAGGCCAGGCGTTACAGGAATCTTTGGATCTACGTCGATTGATCTTGATGATAATGCACAAATAAAATTAGGAACTGGTGATGATGCTTCTATCTATTGGGATGGGACAGGTGATGAGCTAGGACATGAATTGATAATCACCTCTGCTGGATCAATGAAGTTGTCCACAGGTAGCAATAGAAATATTCAATTTGCACCTGGCGGTACGCTAGAAGCATATATTAGTAGTTCTGCTTTTACTTCTAAAGTTAATATTTTACCTAATGCAGATGGTGATCTTGATTTAGGATCTAGCAGTAAAGAATGGAAAGACCTATACGTTGATGGAACAGGTTATATAGATACTGTAAGCGCAGATGATATTACAGGTAGTGCCATTGTTACCTCTGGGACATCAACCAGTGATACCAAGGTATATTCAGCTAAACGATGTGATGAGCTTTTTTATAATTTAGCAAGCGCAGAAGAAATCCA